GGAACTCCTAGATGTTGTACTGACCTCAAGTGACACGGGACCACCAAAAGAGCTTGCGAAGGAGCGCGCAGTTGAACTCCTTTCAGGTGATGTTCCAAACGAGAAATTGGTTTTGAGTCAATCCTTATCAGATAGTTATAAGGTTTCTGGACAATCCGTATCTATAACAAGTCCCGAGAGCTGTAATATCAATCAAGCACATGTTCAGGTTGTTAATAAGATGAGGCAACGTAAACCCGGGTCTGAACCACAATCTGGTGACCGTGTTCCATACCTACTTGTAAACACGGGTGACCCTAAAGCTAAGGCTTTTGAAAAATCAGAGGATCCAAAATATGTTGAAGAGCAAAACCTCCCAGTTGATTATAAATACTACTTCATCAATAAGTTTTTAAATCCTGTATGTGATCTACTTGATCCACTATTTGACAACACGAAGCAGGAAATCTTTGGTGAATTGATTACCCAATGCAAACCACCACCAAAGAAGCGTGAACCTGCCCTAAGTACTATGAAGAAAGTGGATCTGATAGAGGAATGTAAAAGACTTGGTCTAGATTTTGAAGGTAAAATCACGGATCTAAAAGATCGTATAAAAAATGCTCGTGTTCAGCGAGAAGAAAGTGTTGAAGACATATTTAAAAAATACGAACAAGAGATAAGTAAGTGATGAGTTTCAATGAAAAGATTAACGATGTACTAGAAGAGGAAATCAAACTGCGAATAGATCTCACCATAACATCATTCGCGGAAACGATTTCAAAAAAATACCAGATCCCTTTGATACAGCTTTTGAAGCATGTTCCAAAGGTATCCGCTACAGCTACATGTATGGGTACAAAACCTGACGGTACTAGGTGTACTTTCAAGGCTGGTGAGAATGGATATTGTGGTAAGCATCAAAAACAAGGTCAAAAAATTAAACAAAGATTTCATGAGACTTTCAATGGTCACACCCACGGCCCCGGTCTTAGAAACGTTGTGGGGTGTCCAGCATGCGAAAGATCACTTTCAACGAATAGGCTTATAGATTTAGACTCCTTATTAAATAATGAGTAAATCCGATATTCTGCTAACATCAATAAATAACTTTTACAACGAAGAAGATAACCGATCAAGGTTAATGAATATACTAGATAAAACTGGTGGCATTTCACTGAGAAATCTCGAGTGGTTCATCACTAATTACGCCAAGAAGAACCACACATCATACAAGACGAGTGATGGTAAAATATTTACTGTACACTACGCGTACAAATCCAGTTTGGATGGGTACTCTAAGAAACTCTTTGATCCATTTTGTAGATCTGAGAAGTTTCCTTACACAGTTCCCGGTACATCTCATGAAATTCATACGACCTTGGCACAATTGAACTTCATCAAATGGGTTATAAAAAATAATATTTATGACTACATCAAGGATAATAGGACGTCACTGTTTAACAAGTAATTCCCCATAGTTTCACACTACCCGGAACTATCGAGAAATTAAAAGAGTATTTTTCCTATACCATCGTCAATATGAATGACGTTATAACTTTTAGCTAGTATGATTACCTGTTTTCTAAAATATATTGGCCCTACTCCATTGGGATTGGTAGAATCTTGATGACTCCCATCAGTTGGTAGCTCCATCGTCAATTTTGCGTCTTTTATTAAACTGAAATCCAAGTGTCCACTTGGTTCCAATTGACCTGGTTGTAAAGCAAAACTATATACATTTATATTACGGGCGTAGGGTGAGCGTTTATAATACGTATTTGGTATAGTTACCGACATGAACATAGAACTTCCCGTAGTTTCATTCAAAATTGATATTCCATCACATTTTAAAGTTACGAGTTTTTGTTGTGTATACATATGTGGAACAGGTTTTTTACCTAAGATACTCCTTTGCCAACTTTGGAACCCCCCGGATGTGTGAGCACTGTCAGTAATTCCGCGCATTTGATCTAGTAGTGATATCTGTGAATCCGACCATTGTTCATTCTTTTTTGCTATAAAATACATATCTTTTACTGGATTTTTAAAATCTAAATTAAATTCTCCAAATTTAGATTGTGGTTCGATGCTAAATATGTTTTGTTGATGTTGTTCTATTAATAAATTCATAGGTTTAGATTGTATTTTACATCGCTCAGTTTTATTTAAGTGTACTAAATCTAGATTAACTGTAAAATCGTCCAATTCAAATTGTCTTGCAATTCTCTTTTCGGCCATAGGATGCCAGATGTTCCGAAGTGGTATATTTGCTTCCGTTTCATTACCACCTAAGCCGTTCGAGTAAGCCTTCTCCCCGGCTATAAAAATAGTTTCTCTCGCAGATCGCAGTTTTATTCGGACTTTAAGTTCTTGTTTATTAATTGCACATAAGGGAAACCCATTTTTAGGGCGGTTATGAAAATAAAATGGAAGTTGTATTCTAAATTCTGTATCTATGTTCCCATTATTATACAGTGTAGAAAAATACTGGCCATCTACTTGTTGTCGTATCGGAAAGAGATTTCCTTGATCGTAGGTGAAACTTGGACCATGCATAATATCTAAACTTGGTCCATACGAATCAGGTACGTTTAATTCATTATAAATAAAGATATCATCCCCAGTTAGTTTATCGATAATTTGATCTCCCAATAATAATTCTACATATTCAATCACAGAAATTCCGAATTTTTCAATGACGTACATTAATACTTCCTCTCCTAGTTGGCCAACACTCCCAAGAGGAACAAGACCATCTATTATACCCGGTAATTTAGATTTATCGCAATTAAATGATAATGTTACCCCCGTGAGAATATCACCATATTTTGCTGGGATCGTCACATCAATATAGTCATCTGTATATATTTTCTTATCAAAATCCATTTTAAAATTTTCATTTGCCCAATTTGTATGTTTATTATATTTTTTAGTAAAAAATGAAAATGATGGGTTATCTAATAAAAGGTCACTGGTATGACCTCTTGTTATTATTTGGATACGACCAGCCATATATTATTATGACATTAGTATTTTAAGCCACATAATCCGCTTGAGTATACCATAAAATTATAACTCGTAGAATAAATATTAACTTCAAGAGTATCACCGACTGATACTTGATGCACGTTATCCGCTACGAGGATGTTGCTAGGGTGTCCGTCGGTGGTGGTGGTGAATCCTGGATCAATTGTAAATTTTTGATCAATTATACGACTGAAATTTAAATGACCAGATGGTTCATTGTTCAAAGGATATAATGCAAATGAATAACTACTGGATTCATCAAATATAAATCCCGAACCGCGCGTTGGGTAAGAACCGCCGTAGGTTGTCAAAGGTTGAGCTTGTGAGGATCTGGAATTAATTAACGAATTTTCATGTGTTAATTTAACATACGACTCATCAAAAATATAATTACCATTAATTTTAAGTCCCGCCGACAAAAATGGGATAGTGTACATATATAGGTAAACAGAATCGAATACATTTGGTGTATATATTTTCATCTTCGCAGTTTTTATTAAATCTGATAGGCGTGATTTTTTTATTGTGAAAAAATGTATATTTTTAACTGGATTAGCCAGGTTTAATGGTATTTCCGTCGTATGATCGTGACCCTCATTTTGTCTAATTATATCATGTTGGTGTAAATTAGTTTGTGTAATTAATTGCTGAATTGGTTTCGATTTCAAAAAGTTCAATTCATCGTGATCTAAAAAGGTAAATTTTGTTAATAACGAAGCTGACTCTATGTTTGTATCGTTTGTGTACGGTAATAAAAATGGATGTACCAATTTATCAAAGGGTTTAAATTTGACTTTCACATAACAATTCTGTTTAGTGATTTTACATGACAGTATAGATGCTGGTAAATTATTATAAAAATAAAATGGTAAATCTATATGCATTTGTTTAAGGTTCCATTTATGTTCTAAAACCGGTGCGTAAGAAGTTGTAGTTGTGCTTGTATTCAAGAACACATGCGCATGTCTTGCTTTGTCTCCTGAAATAATAGTAGTGCCATCAGTAACAACGGAATCACCCCCGTAAGAACCAGTACTGGGAGTTAGAGTTGCAGTAGAAGTCCACCCAGATGATGTGTCTCCCGGTATGGCACGTGTGTATGCATATATTTTGCCGCTTGAATTTCTCGAGGCCCCGATTGCTATGAGATCATTCTTTACAGAGACACTCTCACCAAAATAATTATTCTGCGCCCCATCTATTGGTTCCAATATAGCGATTTGTGACCAAGAGCCGGACGCGGGGTCTCTCGTGTATACGAATGCCCGGTACAAGTATACATCAGTCGCATACACATATGTTCCACGTCTGCGGCCAATCACTAAAGTATCACCATCGAGTGATATAGCCTCACCAAATCCTCCCCCGGCGATATGCGAGGCTGAACCCAATCCATCGACACCGCTGTTCCCATTTACTGTAAATTCTTGACTCCACGTAGAAGTTAGGTCCCCTAGTGTGTCACGTACGTATACATAGACCACTCCCGTATAGCTCCCAATTGCTACTCTATCACCACTGAGTGAAACTCTTAAACCTATTGAATCTGTACCGAACACAATTGTATCACGTAAAGTCCATGCAGAAGAGATATCTCCTGGTGTACGTGTGTATATGTAAACACGTCGTCCATCCCTCCAAGTTCCAACCGCTAACGTGTCACCATCGAGTGATACAGAGTAACCGAAATAAGGTCTATTAATCGAAGTATCTCCATTAATTGTATGGCGTAAGACAAATGAAGTTGAAGGACCGTAGGCCGCGTCCCGAGTGTATATCTCTATTCTTCCAACGAAATATGCGCCAGCTACAGTACTTTCCGGTATTCCCACTACCAATGTATTACCTTGAATGGATACACTCATACCAAACCCATCCGAACCAGCCGACGGTGACGTCAATCTCTGAGTTTGACTCCACCCAGACTCGGGAAAAGGGTCGTCACGCATAAATACGTATACGGCTCCGGTCCCGTGAGCGTCGGCTCCAACCACCAATGTATCACCATCATAACTCATTTGATGATCTTCGGCGAAGTCGTCAGAGGAAATACCACCAGTAGGTTGTAAATCTTCTATTTGTTGAAAACCGAATGTAGTCGTGGTGACTGGATCGGTCGAAGCAACCCTAGATGTGGAACCATAAGGCATCTTGCCTGCTTGAGTTTGATGGAGAATGGTGTCAGTGAAAATGTATCTAGCCGAATGATATTTATTGTATAAATAAATCCAATCACCCGTTATTCGCTCTATAAGAGTTCCACCAATATAAAGTTCTGCGTAATCTATTCCATGTATACCAACGTTATCCGTAAATGGATTATCATAGGTACCCCCTTTCGCTGAATATCCACCGTGTCCTACACTACCTGTAAAATGTTCTGAACTTATAGAAGCTTTGTAATACAAGTTCCATCGTAGTGTTAATGTATTTATTAAATCACCAGCATCTAATGGTATAATGCATTGAGTTTCTTCACCTAACTTTGCATTTACTAAAGGAATTTCAATTGTATTAAATGCAAACTTTGTATGCTTTTTAAAAACTGATAAGAAATGAGAAAATGTAGGATTTTTTGATATAAACTCATCTTGTATTCCAGTTATGGATAGAACTAATTTACCTGACATCTATCTACTCTAATTAAAACACAGATTTTTCTTTTAAGCAATTGTTACGAAACCATTATTAAACCGAAGAACTTTAAAACCCGTATAGTACATATGAAAATTGTATACAGGGTTCTCCAGACGGCTTGGGGGGATTGATGATCCATTGCCACCGTGCATGATGGCTAGATCTTCTTCTAATTCGAAATGAAGTTTGGTTTTTTCGGAATTTAATCCGGAAAAATCTAGAAACCCCGATGGCATTGTACTTTTAGGGAACATTGCAAAATTGTATGAATAGATAATATTAAATTGATAACTTAACAACGAACTTGATATAGATAATTGTGATTGCATTGGTACATAAAATAAAAAGTATTCGTAATCAATGTTAGATATATTAGGGAAACGTTCACCATTCAATGAAAAATATGCACGCTTTAACACATCTGGGGCTACGTGGATTTGATTACCCATTCCATATTGCGTTTTACCAAAATTAAACCTATTTGTTGTAATTTGAGATCTAGAATTCGAGCCCGAGGTTGACTCTATATTTCTGTATTCATCTTCATCTTCGTATCCACTGTACCGAAAAAACCAATGAAAACATTTGACAGGTATTGACGGTTCTAATTGTACTTCAAATAACCGTTTATTTTGATTTGTTTCTAATGACATACTTGAATGTTTATTGACAAAATCGCAAATAATTTCTCTATTATTATTTTTAAAAAATAGGGACTCTTCATTAGAAAGTGTGATTTCTTCAGTTATAATTTTAAATTCTTTTAATTTTTTAGCCGGTGGTGGAGGTGGAGCCCCTCTCCCAATGTCACCATTAGCAGAATAGCTGGATGTCTTAAGAGTAAAAAACGATTGTTTGAAAAAATCAATTTCGAGCGTTATTTTTTGTTTATAGATTGCACACAGTGGAAATGGTGTTTTATTTTGTTTATTATTTGAGTATACATCTCCACCATAGTTTTGGCTAAAAAAGAATGGGATGTGAATGAAAAACCCATCATGTGTTTCCGAGTTTTGTCCGGATAGCGGATTTTGCCATGCGGGCACAGCCCCACTCTGATAACGATTGTATGCTGTATTTGCACTTTCTTTCTGAGATTCTGTTTGGTACATATTATCGTATATAATACACCAGTCTGCGGTTATTTCCTCTAATAGTTCTCCATCGACAATAAATTTAATACTCTTTATTATTTTTCTTCCCAATAACTGCGTATCCCAAGCCCAATTTTGGGATTCCGGTGCTGTCATTAGGTGAGGTGGTGCGCCTTGACCATAGTAATACGGGACACCGTACACATTCAAAAGCGTTGCCGAATCCATACCAGGAATACCATACGAATCCCATCTGAGATACGACCAAGTAAAATATTGTGGGTAATTATTATAATCATAATCCATTACAATATACGACCACATTTGATCATTTGGAGCTCCCGGACCTGGACGCCCTGCCGCTATCATAGCTGCCCAAAAATCATTGTAGCTAGCATACGGTACGCCTGAGGAGTTGTACAAAGCTGATCCACTTTCTTCTAGAGTCATTCCAAATATATATAGTTCCGCTTGTTCTCCAATTCCTGGTGTGAAACTTTCAGTGGTTGTCCATTTAGGTAACTCAACGTGTATCCATAAATTTGTAAGTAGATCTCCCATACTTTGTGGGTTCATGGTAACCTTGACTGTTTCTCCAAATGGCCATGTTGGTTTATTACCATTTTCAATTACACTATGTACATTATGATATTTACGAAATTGTGAATGTTGTTGATATGATGGATTGAAGAATGATTTTTCGGGGTTATCGGAAAGCAAGTGTGTATCCTGCATTCCAATAGCACTAAGAGCTATATTGGCAGCTTCCCCCATACTTAACTAATGTCTACATATTTTTAATATCATTCTTCCACATGGTGATAGAGTCATTAAAATAGTATTTCCCCTACACCATTTTCAAAATGAATGACGTTATAACTTTTGGCTATGACTCTTACCTCTTTAAAAAAATATAGTGGAGAATAACCACTCGTGATCTGAAAAATCGGTGTTGATGGTCCGAAAGAACCATCACGAGTTAATGACATTGTTAATTTTGCATCTTTTATTACACTGAAATCTAAATGTCCACTTGGTTCCAATTTATCTGGTTGTAAAGCGAAACTGTAAACATTTATACGACGACCTACAGGTGACCTTTTATGATATACATGTGGAATAGAGTACGCTAGAAATTTACTGTTACCCGTGATTTCGTTTAGAATTTTTACACCGTCACATTCTAAGGTTACCAAGTCCTGATGTGAATAAAATAAAGGAACAGGCTTTTTAGCATATGCAACATCAGCTCGCCATTCACTGAAATTGGACCCATACACACTGGGCGGAATACTACGTATTTGATTCAAATTGTTAGAGAAAGTTGGTTCATCTAGTTCGGGTCGGTCATTTTTTGCTATGAAATACATCTCTTTTATTGGATTTTTAAAATCTAGTTTAAATTCTCCGTATTTAGAACGTGGTTCAATATAAAATTTATTGTATTGATGTTGCTCTATTAACATGTTAAATGGTTTGGATTGTAACTTACAACGTTCAGTCTTATCTAAGTGCACTAAATCCAAATCAACTGTAAAATCATCTAGTTTAAAATTTCCTATAATCTGCCTATTAGCTATAGCATCCCAGATACCATCCAGTGGTACATTTATCCCGGGAGCGCCGTAGGAGCCCTTTATAAACAAAAGATCTCGTGCAGGTCTTAGTTTTATGCGAAGTTTAAGTTCTTGTTTATTAACAGCGTATAGAGGAAATCCATGTTTAGGCCGATTGTGAAAATAAAACGGGATATGTATTCTATATTCTCTGCTTTGCGAATCCGACAGAGTCTCACTAATTTGATGTTGACCATCAAGCCATTCTTGTACATATGTTCCATAACCATATGAAGAAACGAAATGATCACCTTGTAAAGAATCTAAGTTTCCGTGTTGTGATTGGGGTGTATGTAGTTCGTTATAAATAAATATATCGTGTCCAGTCACCTGATCAATTAGTTGATCTCCTAAAGATAGTTCAACATAGTCGATAACGGAAACCCCAAATTTTTCAATTAAGGATACATTGTTCATATTTGAGCTAAACCCTGGGTCAAACAAGGTAAGTGCATCAAACTCCTCAATTTTAAATGATAATGTTACTCCCTTGAGTACGTCACCGTATTTTGCTGGAATTGTAGCATCAATGAAATCGTCTGTATGGATGTCTTTATTAAAAGTCATTTTAAATGTTTCATCTGACCAATTCGTGTATTTACTGATTTTTTTTGTAAAAAACGAAAATGACGGGTTATTTAATAATTGATCACTCACGTGACCCTTTGCTAATATTTGAACACGACCAGCCATATCCTACTATGTTCTTAATATTTTAAGCCACACAAACCATGTGAGTATACCATCATGTTGTAACATGTACCGTAAATGTTAAGTACCCCTCCGTCGTGCCCAGGTGCCTGGTCCATTACAAATGTCTTGTCAATTATACGATTTAGGTTTAAGTGACCCGATGGTTCATTACTAGTAGGGTATAATGCAAAGGAGTAACTACCGATACGAGCGGTTCCATAAGATACAGAATTCTTGAATCTATTATCATACACTGATTTAGCGTATGAATCATTAAACAAGAAATTACCATTAAATTTAATTCCTGCCGACTTAAATTGAATGGTCTGCGGCAACCCGGATGCAAGTCCATCGTCTCCGAGCTCGCGCTTTATGAAAAAGTGAACAATTTTAATCGGATTATGTAGCGTTAGTGGTATTTCTAGATTTCTCTTGAACGCCTGTGGGATCGATGGGTCGTAGGGTATCTTGTATTTCTGTAACTGAGTTTGTGTTATTAATTGTTTAATTGGTCGTGATTTCAAATAGTTTAGTTCATCGTCACCCAAAAATGTGTATTTTGTTAATATTGAAGCCGATTCTATGTTTGTATCTATTACATTTGCTTTCATATAGCTGGGTATTATTTCATCACGAGACTTAAACTTGATTTTTACATAACAGTTTTGTTTAGTTAGTTTACACGCTAATATGGATGCCGATAAATTGTTGTAAAAATAAAACGGTAAGTCAATATGCATTGGTTGTAAAGTCCATATATGGGATCCGCTCGCTGCGTCGAATACCGATTCAGTACCTGGAAGTTTATAACGAATAAAGTATGGATTGGTACGAACGGCCTGAGTTTGGTAAAGAATAGAATCATTAAAGACATAATCGGCTGTATTAAACGAGTGGTATAAGTAAATCCAATCACCCGTTATTCGCTCTATAAGTTTTCCACCAATATAAAGTTCTGCGTAATCTATTCCGTGTATACCAATATTGTTGTGAAATGGTTGGGCACCGTTTCGGTACGGGTCGTACTGGGCATCGTCGTAACTTATTGAAGATTTAAAATACATCTTCCATCTTAGTGTTAATGTACTGATTAAGTCACCGGAATCCACTGGTATAATACATTGAGTTTCTTCACCTATTTTGGCATTTACTAATGGGAATTCGTTTACATTAAAGGCAAATTTTGTATGCTTTTTAAAAGCAGACAAAAAATGAGAAAATGTTGGTTTACCTGATATAAACTCATTTTGTAGTCCTGATATAGCTAGTTGTAATTTACCGGACATGACTTAATCCCTGTTTATTTTGTAGATTTTATTTCAAGTAATTGACACAAAACCATTGTTAAATCTAAGAACCCGAAAACCTGTATAGTATAAATGAAAGTTATATTCAGGGTTAACTAAACGAGAAGGCGAAGCGGATGATCCATTACCCCCATGTAGGAGGTCTAAATCGTCATTTAATTCAAAATGAAGTTTAGTTTTATCAGAGTTTAGCCTTGAAAAATCAAGAAATCCCGAAGGCATTGTACTTTTAGGATACATCGCAAAATTATAAGAGTATACGTAATTGAATCTGTAAGCACCTATAGGTGTTGGATATCTACTTTCAACTACATTACCCGATGTAGATAACTTAGATTGCATAGGGATGTAGTTGTAAAAGTATTCGTATGTGATGTTAGATATATTCGGGAAACGTTCACCATTCAACGAAAAATATGCATTTTTTAAAATGTGTGGTGATGTGCTTATCTTATTACCTGCATCATATTGTGCTTTAGTAAAATTAAACCTATTTGATGTTATGAAAGCTCTGTAGAAAGACCGTGTATGAGGAGTTTCTATATGTCTATATTCATCTTCGTCTTCGTATCCTTTGTACCTATAAAACCAATGAAAACATTTTACGGGTATAGATGGCTCTAATTGTATTTCAAATGATCGTTTACCTATATTTGTTTCTAATTGCATAGATGAATGTTTATTCACAAAATCATAAATAATTTCTCTATTATTAGTTTTGAAAAACAAAGACTCTTCATTAGAAAGTGTAATCTCTTCCGTTATAATATTAAAATCTAACATCGTTTTAGCTGGTGGTGGGGGTGCGGGTCCTCTCCCAATATCACCGCCGATACCGAGATAGTCGGGATAATTGTTAGTAAAAAATGACTGTTTAAAAAAATCAATTTCAAGCATAATTTTCTGTTTATGAATTGCACATAATGGGAACGGGGTTTTATTTTGTTTATTATCCGAGTATACATCTCCGGCATAACTCTGGGAAAAGAAGAATGGGATGTGAATAAAAAGATTATTTCTAGATTCAGAATTTCCAGCGTTCCGCTCGTATCCATAACTGGCGCCCACTATGTTTCTGTTATATGCGCTGTTTGCAGTATATTTTTGGGATTCCGTTTGGTACATGTTATCATAAATAATACACCAGTCTGCGGTTATCTCTTCTAATACTTGGTCATCTACGATAAACTTAACACTTTTTATTATTTTTCTACCTAATAGTTGCACATCCCAACCCCAGCTACCCATTTCAGCTGGAACAAGTAGGTGAGGTGGTGCCCCGAAGTAAAGGCTTGTACCATACAAATCCGTTAACGTTTGAGAATCTGTACCAGGAATATCAAACTGTCTCCATTCGTAGTATCTACGAAATTCATACCAAGTAAAATCTTGTGGGTAATTATTATAAGCATAGTCCATTACAATAAACATCCAGAATTGAGCATTTGGAGCTCCCGGACCTGGATCCCCTGCCGCTATCATCGCTGCCCAAAATAGATCGTAGGTAGCATACGCGACGCCTGTGGAGTTGTATGAAGCTGATCCACTTTCTTGTAGAGTCATCCCAAATATATATAGTTCTGCTTGTTGTCCAATTCCCGGTGTGAAAGTAATATCACTTGTCCATTTAGGTAAATCAACATGTATCCATAAATTTGTAAGTAGATCTCCCATACTTTGTGGATTAAGAGTAACTTTGATCGTTTCTCCGAATGGCCATGTCGTTTTATTACCATTTTTAATTACACGATGTACATTATGATATTTACGAAATTGTGAATGTTGTTGATATGATGGATTGAAGAATGATTTTTCGGGGTTATCGGAAAGTAGGTGTGTATCCTGCATTCCAATAGCACTAAGAGCTATCTTAGAAGCTTCCCCCATATCTACTTACTGCTCACATATTTTTAATATCATTCTTCCACATTGTCATAGGAGAAGTAGACTTCATAATTTCAAGTTCCTTCTTTGCCTGTTTGGACTGCGCCAAAAGCTCTCTGACACTCTCGTCCGTGTACTGAACTGTCTTGATGTTTAGAAGGTAGTCATAGCTTCCATTTACTTCTGGGAACAGACCAGACAATTGGTTCTCAAGATCCTGCTTTTTACGACGGAATACTACGATTTCACCGTTGATGACCATAGACACAAAGCGAGACTTGTAGTCACACATCTTAGATTTAGCCTCAAGAACCTTGATTAGATACTCTTTTCGCTTATCATAATATTCACGACGAAGGGTTATGAAGTCTTTCAGAATCATCTCAGGGGTTTCATACTTGTGGATACCTCGGGTAGGGTGGAACAGGTGCATGTTTGAGGTTCGGAAAGTCTTTTGAAGCTTGAGATCCTTAATAGCATCTTTACCATTGTAGTCTTGGATCAAGAAATCCACATTCTCAGTTGTACTGTTATTTGTGAAACCACTGATGATTTTCTTTTCAACGAGGGTATCCAGATGTTCTTTGTAGTCTTGTGTCCAACGTCCCGGTGGTAGCTCAGTCACCTTAACCGTCCTTCCAATGGTGCTCCATACACCTTGGGTCATCCATGAATCATCATCTTGTTCAAACACTTTTCCCTTGAAACCCCTGAACCAAGGTTTCATCCTTTTGATAGGATTGCCATCAAGGAAGTTGAGAATATTGTTCCGAATATCTCTGGGGTTAAATGGAGGTACATAGCAACTGAAACCAGTGCCAATACCCTCACTTCCATTCACCAAAATCATAGGTAGAGTAGGCATATAGAACTCGGGCTCAATCGAGCGACCATCATCGTCTAGATATGTGAGAATCGCATCGTCGCGAGGGTCAAATACATTCCTCGCTTCAGGTGTCAATCGCGTGAAAATGTATCTTGTCTGGCTAGCATCCTTTCCACCCATCAACCTGGTTCCAAACTGACCACAAGGTTCTAGGAGATTCAAATTGTTGGAACCCGTATAGTCATTGGCTAACTTTACAATTGTATCAGCGAGAGATACTTCACCGTGGTGATAGGCACTCTTCTCAGCCACGTATGCGGCCAATTGAGCTACTTTCATCTCCGCAGTCAAATTCCTTTGAAAACAAGAATACATTACCTTACGCTGCGAAGGTTTGAGTCCATCACAAACATGGGCAATAGAACGCTTGAGGTCTGCAAGACTGAAGTTTACCAGGTCCTTGTGAACAAAGTCTGTGATAGCCAGTTGTTTCACATTACCATAAGAAACCTCCAGCTCCTTGGGGTCTTTTGCTGTGCTTTCAAGAAGCCACGTCTTACGGTCATCAGCCTTCTTCTTGTCAAATGCCAAGGTAATAGATTTATCAGACATTACATCTGTATTAAACTTGACGGTAAGGTCTTCTATCTTCTTGAAGTACTCCCTAGCCTCCGCAGAAGTTGAGGTACCCAAACCCTTGTAGTACTTGATACGCCAACCAGATTGTCCATTTCCATACCATGTACGAAATGCGGAGTCTGTATAGAAGGATTTACTTTGATTACCCCTAGAAGCCTTGATGATGGGTGTGACCATTGAAACAACAAATCCCAATTTGAGGAGACTGGGCCAGAAATAGTCAATCATGTTTAGGATCAGACCCTTGATATGTGAACCGTCGTTATCTGCGTCTGTCATGATCATGAGACGACCATAGCGAAGCTCGGATACATCTTTGTAGTCCTTTCCCTGTTGGAGACCCAAAATCTTCTTGAGGTCATTGAACTCCTGGTTTCCTGTAAGCTGGGCGACAGATGCATCTCTGACATTTTTACACTTCCCTCGAAGCGGGAAGACACCGTAGTGGTCTCTACCAACAACTGAGAGGCCAGCGACGGCTAGGGTCTTAGCTGAGTCACCCTCCGTGACGATGAGTGTACACCTAGAAGATTGTGCTGTCCCAGCTTTGTTTGCGTCATCAAGCTTGGGAATACCAGTGATTTTAGACTTCCGAGCTCCACCATCAGTTTTGGCCAACTCTTTCATCTCCTTAAATTTTGAGAGAGCTGTAAGTTCATCGGAAATGCCAGTCTTAAGAGCATTCTTGACGAATGTTTTGGGCATATCAAATTTAGAACCAAAGTCTTGTGCTTTTAGGGTACACTCAGACTTAACCTGACTCGAGAAAGTTGGGTTCTCAAGGATTGCCTTCACAAAGATTGCGAACGTGTTCTTAACCTGTTGAGGCCTGAGTTTGATCTTCTTAGCCATGTCCTCAATAATCCCCGCAGCCACTAGCGAAGCTGCGTGATCAACATGGGTTCCACCTTTAGTTGTACAGATACCGTTCACGAATGATACCTGTTGCATACCATCCTCGGATGGACCAATACACACTGACCATCGGTCGGTTGTAACACAGTGTACATTATCTACACCGGTGTGCATTTTTGCGTAAGCCTCAAAGTTCTGTTTTGGGAGAACCTCGTCATTGAACTTTACTTTACAGTTTGGGGTTGTACAGATGTTGGCATCCCAAACTCTCTTTTGGAAAATCTTATAGATTGTGTTATCCATCTTAGACATCTTAAAACGCCTCCAATCTGGTGTGAACGTTACGGCCACGGATGATGTGGCACCTGAATGTTTTTTGATTTTTGGTGGTTCACAGACGGTCATATTG